GTATATGTTAAGTGGTGCTGAAGATAGGATAACGGGAGAATTAATAGAGGTTATTGGTGCTGATAAGCTTATAGGTATTACTGCCACTTTTGTAATAAGGGTGTTTACAGATTGTGATACATGATTCAAGATTTTAAGCAAGATGTGGAGAATTTAGGGCGTAAATTAGTGGAAGATTTACGAAAAGAATTAGTGGCTCAAGGTCATGTTGCTAAAGGGTTACTTCATGATACTTTAGAATTTAAGGTTTCTCATTCAAGAAATGATATCATTTTACATATTAATGGTCAGGGATATGCTGAGTTTGTTGAAAGGGGCAGAAAGAAAGGCAAAAGACCACCATTAAAAGCCATTTATGATTGGGTGGTTACAAAAGGGATTAGTGACCCAAAGAAAAGCCAAAGAAGTATAGCTTTTGCAATAGCTACGGCAATAGGAAGACATGGCACACCATTAAGAGGTTCTTATGAACATACAAGAAATGGCAGGCGTAAAAACTTCATTTCAATAACATTAAGAAAAAATAAAGAGCAGATAAATAGTACAGTTAAATTATTTGGCGAAGAAGCCATTGATACCATTACACAAGCATTACACAATACACCTAGAACATTTAAAGCAGTTTAATTATGGGCATAGCAATATTATCAAAACCTACAGATGATTCAATAAATTCAGTTTATAGACCTATCGTTTATGAAGTAGAATGCCCTGATACTAGTGGCTCGCTAGAACTTGTCAGAGCATCAATTAAACTATATATAAATGCTTCAGTAGTAAATAACAACAACCTAGACCAAACAGGAGGAACGGCAGACCATACACAGTTCACCTTTGATGTTTCAGGGGTAGCTAGAAACTATATAACAAGTGATTTACAGACATTAGGGGCAGAGGGGGATTTAAATGCATCAAATAGCATGAAAACACTTTACATTGTTGTTGATGCTATTTATAAGAATACGGCAACTAATCTATTAACTGTATCATCAACGGCAGGCTTTGATGGTAATGTATGCTATATCTTTAATGGGGTGTATCAGCACCAAGATACTCAAGGCTTTACAGACTATGAATTAGGGTCATCAAGCAAAAAGTTTTTAACTAATTTCCCATCAACAGAAAAGATAAAGATAAAAACTACAGAGGGTTTTATACTTAGTGGTATAGATAAAAACACAAGTTCAGATACTTACATACAGGTAGTTACAAAAAACAGTTCAGGGTCAACAATAGATACATTTAAGATAGAAGCAACAAACGCTAATAAAAGATATGATTTTGGTGTAGGGTGTTTGAACTTCTCTAATCTTGTAGGTGGTGATATGAATAGTGCTAATGCAGGCACGTTGCCGATAATAATAAGTTCTGTAGATACTTATGAAGTCACAGTAGCTGATGGTGGTGTAGGAACTATGTCAGAAACATTAACCTTTGAGATAGACAGAAAATCACATGACTATTCTACTAGATTTCATTGGCTCAACAGATTAGGGGGTTTTGACAGTTGGACTTTTGACGGGGCATATAGCAGAGGGCAGAATCAAAGTAAAGCCCTTTATGAAAAGAATTTAGACTACTCATTTAATATCTATGATACAGAAACGGGAGTGAATGCCGTTGAGTCTAAGAACACTTTTGCTTCTTATAGTGGTTTACTATCTGAGGGCAAGAGAAAGTGGCTTGAAGAACTTTATACCTCGCCTGAAGTGTATGTTGTTGAGGGTGGGAACTATGTGCCGATACTTATAACAGATACACAAGTAAAAACCATAGATGATGATAAGAAACTTTATCAGGTAAAAATTAATTTTAGTTATGCATATCAAAACGTTATAAATGTCTAGGATAGAGGTTGAAATCAGGGATTATTATGTAAGTGGTGCTGATAGGACAGTAGGTCAGCTTGATATTAAAGATAGTGATGAGTTCCCAATGTCTATTACTTATTTAATTGCTGATATTAAAAACCTTTCTATTAGGTCAGGGAGTTACACCAAGACTTTCAATGTGCCGGCAACAAAGAACAACAATAAGATACTTAAAGACATTTGGAATCCTAACACATACGTTGATGATGTCAGCAGTTATAATGCAGCAGGGCATCGTATGTTATCACGTAAACCATGCATAATAAAAGTTGATGGCACACCTGTATTAAGGGGTGAAGTAAAAGTCAAAAACGTAATCACTAAAGGCAAGAAGAAAGAATATGTATTGCAGATAATCGGAGATAATAGTGATTGGGTGAAGCAATTAGAAACCCTTTACTTAAACCAATTAACAAAGCTTGATAGTGCAAATGCTAATACAGACCACACCTTTAATAAAGCAACAATAGAAGCTAGTTGGTCAGGTAGTTATAGTGATTTAAAAACAGTATCATCATATGCTTATTTTTATCCTGTTATAAATTACGGAGGGTGGCAAAATGGTAGTGGTGTTGTTGTTGATGATATGCGCCCTGCCGTTTATATAAAAGCAATCTTAGATGCAGGCTTTCAGGAAGCAGGCTATACTATTAATTCAACTTTTTTAAACAGTACAGACTTTAAGAAATTAGTTACTCCTTATCATGGGCATAACTTTGGATTAAGTGATACTTATATAAATGCAAAAAAATACAGGGCAGGGAGAACAATAGATAAAATACAAACACAATCAGATACATATTCAACAGAAAAACAATATACAGAAAAAGAACTGATAATACCATTTAATGATGATAGCACATCACCTAATTTTGATACAGGTACGCTTTATAACACAAGCACATATAAATATTCAGCTAATGGGATTGATGATATTAAATTTAAAGGGAATTTTGAAGTAACACACACAAACACAAATCCTGATGTAAGCACTATATTTACATTAAGGTTAAAACAATATGATGGAAGTGCAACATCTTACAAAACTCTAAAAACCTTTACTCTAGGATATGGTGAAAGCCTTTCTTTCTCTTTTGATAGCGGATATATAACAACATCAGCAAGCCATACTTTTGAACTTACCCTAAAGACTAGAACACAATTATATAACAAAACACCATCAGGGTTTTTAACATATGACTATCAATATGTACATAGTTATACTATATCATCATCATCATATATAGAAAATGAAATTGATAAAACGCCCAAAAGTGGCTTTAGCATAACACTTAAAGATATACTTTCAGATAAGCATACAGTATTAGATATTTTAAAAGGTTTAACACACTTATTTAATCTTTATTATCGTACAGATACGGCTATGAAGATAGTTTATATTGAGCCTAGAGATACGTTTTTCGATGATACCACAACGGCTAGTGATTGGACTGCTAAACTCAATAAAAATGATTATGAGATTAAGTATATAGATGACTATAAAAAAGAGTTGAAATTCGGTTATAAAAAAGATGGTGCTGATGGGCATTTAAAGGCTAGAGATACAGAACATGACTTAGATGTAGGTGATTATAAATATAATCTTAGTGATAGGTTTATGATTGGCAAACAAGATTTTATTAATCCAACTTTTGCAGCTACATATCACATCATGGATAAAAAGATTATCTATGCTTCAGGTCTTGGTGGGTGGAAAACAAAGACTAAAGACAAAGCACCTTTAATACCAAGAATGTGGCGTAATTGGAATGGAGATGATGCAAGCCAACCTAATCACTATGAATGGATGCCTAGAATACTTGTAAAATCATACGGCACACAGGCAGATGATGATGGTAACAATAAGACATGGAGTTGGGAGGGCACAAGTCAAACTAATATACCAACGGCTTTAATGTCAGGCTATAGTGATGTAACACAGGACAATTTAGAGTTTACAGGCACAGATGGACTCTTTCAGGCTTATTATGGCAAATGGATTAAGGTGATAGAAAAAGGCGTTTTATGTACTGCTATGTTTAAGCTTCAGCTTCAGGACTTAAGCGAGTTAAATCTTAAACAACCTATATACATAGATAAGCCTAGTGATTTGCATGGATATTATGTTATTAATAAGATTATAGACTATTCACCTGCTAAAAAAGGACTCACTAAAGTTGAGCTTGTAAAGATTGAGAACTTAGGAACGGCAACGCTTGATGCTACACAGATAGGCACAGTAAGACCATCTAAAGGGTTTGGTGAAATAGATGATAGCAGAGGAAACCATCATTTAAATAATCCTATTAACTTCGGTAGTGGTGGCAAGTTTGATGATGAAGATATATTAATAGGCAGAGATTATTCAAACCCTACCTTAGTTATTGATAATGGAAGTGGCAATATGGCTTATGCAGGTTCAGGAAGTGTTGTTATTGGTAGTGGAAATGTAAGCAGGGGTGCAAATCAGACTATATTAGGAAATTATAATACGCCAAACACTACAGATATTTTCCAACTAGGCACAGGAACAAGTGATACGGATAGAGTGACTTCATTGAAAATAGATAAAGATGGTGTTATACAAGAGTATGGTGGTGTTATTCAGGCAGTCATTAATGATGTAGTTGTTGATGTAATGATGGAAGATGAGGACAATGAACGTTTAATTAAGGTTTTAAAATCAGAATAAAATGGCAATAGAAGAAATTATAAAGATAAAATTTGAGGGTGTTGATACAGTAGATAAATACACAAAAGCTATTCAAGAAAATCAAAAAGAAGTATTACGTTTAAAAAAGGTCAATGAAGATTTAAAAAAGACAGGAAAAGAGAATAGTGAATTATATATTAAAACTGCATCTGATATACGAGTATTAAATAAACAACAGTCAGAGAATAAAAGAGTTATTGACCAAGTCAATAGGGCAAGAACTTCTAATACAGGGTCAATAGTAGAACAAAGAGCAAGATTATCACAATTAAAAACACAATATATAAATTTATCTAAAGAAGAACGTAACAATGCTAAAGAAGGAAAATTATTACAAAAAGAAATTCATAAGATAAATGAGGAGTTAAAAGTACAAGAAAAAGAAATAGGGGTAACAAGCAGAAATGTAGGTAACTATTCAGATAGTATTGTCGATGCTACTACAAACATGGGCTTTTTTGGTACTGCAACAAGGCAAGTGGTAACAGGATTTAAACAAGCTACAACAACAGTAAAAGCTATGACCTTTGGTCTTAAAGGTTTAAAGGGTGCGATTGCAGCGACAGGCATCGGTTTATTAGCTATTGCTTTAGGTTCATTGACTGCGTTTTTTACAAGTACAAAAAGAGGAGCAGAAACATTGACTAGGGCAACGGCATTTCTAGGTGCTGCATTTGATGTTATTATTGACAGGGCATCAGCTATGGGTGAAAGAATATTTAAAGCATTATCAGAGCCTAAACAGTTAGCTATTGATTTTGGTAATACATTAAAAACATTTGTCATTGATAAGGTTAGCGCATTGGGTAAAGGCTTTGGTTTTTTAGGTGATACTATGGTATCATTATTTAAAGGAGATTTTGCTGATGCTAGAAAATCATCTGAGCAAATGGGTGAGGAGTTTAGTAAGTTAGTCCCTACGTTGGTAGCAACTGAAGAAGCAAGCAAAGGCATGAGAGATTCTATTAAAGACCTTGTAAAAGAAATGGTTGATGAGGGAAATGAAGCAGCAATACTTGAGGGCAGGCTTCAGAAGTTAAGAGATGCCGAAAGAGTATTACAAGTACAACAGGCAGAGAGAAGAACAGAGATAAACAAACTACGCCAAGCAGTAAAAGATGAAACTAATACTTTTGAAGAAAGACAAGAAGCACTAACAAAAGCACAAGAGATACAGAATAAGCTTAGTGATGAGGAGTTAAGAGTGGCAAAGCAGAGAGTAGATATTATTACGGCACAGTTGGCATTAGGTGAAAACCTTGAAGAAGATGAACAAAAACTTGCCGATGCAAGATTAAGACAGGCAGAGATTGAAGAAGAAAGGCAAAAGAGATTAATAAAATTTACTACAGAGCAGAACCTAATAACAAATCAACAGATAGCAGTAGTAAGCAAACTTGAGAATATAAGAAGAAAAGGCTTAGAAACGGCTACAAAATTAGAGCAAGAGTTTTTAGCAGAAATAGAAAAGACAAGGATTGAAGCCATAGAAAATGATGAAATGAGAGCATTGGCATCACTTGACTTTAAGCACGACCAAGAGATAAAAAAACTAACAGAAAAATTTAATAAAGTTGCTGAACTAACCCAAGCTGAAAAGGAAAGACTAGCAGATTTAGAAAAAGAGGATATTACGAAAGCCAATGAAAAAGATTTACAAGAGTTAGAAAGGTTGAGAGCAAAACAGGAAGCAAAAGTACAGGCAGAAGACGAGTTTAATACCTTGAGATTAGAAAAAGATAAGGTATTCTTAAAAAAGAAACAAGATTTATTAAATGAGTCACAGGTTGAACAATTGAAGATTGTACAGGGCATAGGACAGTCTATTGGTCAGGAGTTTGCAAATATCTTAGCCGACCAAACAAAAACAGGAAAAGATTTTATTAAATTTACAATTAGAATGGTTTTAGATGCCCTCAATAAAGTTGTAATGGCAAAAATAGTTGAAACGCAAGTAGCAGGCATAGCATCACCAATTCCCGGCAGTATTATTGCAGCAGGGTTAAAAGTGGCAGCAATACAGGCACTATTTACAGGCGCAAAAATAGCTATATCTAAATTTGCTAAAGGTGGTTTAGTTGATGGTGGTGTATTTCAGGGTAACAGTCATGCTCAAGGTGGTGTGAAGTTTGCTAGTGGGGGCAAAATCATGGAAGCGGAGGGCGGAGAAGCTATTATAAATAAGAGAAGTACGGCAATGTTTAGACCTATGTTAAGTGCTATAAATCAAATGGGAGGAGGTAAAAAGTTCGCAGTAGGTGGCATAACGCCAAGCATAAGTCCTGAAGTAAGTAATCCTTTATTAAGTTTGTCAGGTATGAGCACAGAAATAGGTAGTATAGTAAATTCAAGGCTTGATAAGATTAAGGTTATTAATGTAGTAAGTGAAACAACGCAACAACAAAATAATATTACTAATGTTGAAAGTGAAGCAATTTTTTGAGGGTGCATACAGTTTAATTCTGTATTGCTATATGCCTAAAGTAAGTAAAAAGAAGTATGAACGGAGGATGGAAATTTGTTTTAAGTGTAGAGAGCGGAGAGCAAGTAGCTTTCTCAATCTGTTTGGCATATCAAAATCCAACGATATCTGCGGACAATGTGGTTGTCTTATACATAAAAAGTGCCGATTGTTATTTGAAGAATGTCCACTAGAAAAATGGAGTTAACAGAATTAGATTACTTAGAAGTTAAGGATGCCGTTAAAAAGGTGAAGTCAAACATGATATTTCCCTGTAAAGATAGCATGATAACCTTACTTAAATTTTATAAACGGATGAATCCAAGAGCAGGTGTTTGTTTCTCATGCCCTGCGGAAAGAGCAAAGATTTTAAAATATGCAGTTAATTTTATAGAGCAATGGCAAATAAACCAATAAAGAAAACAGTCATGGACAGATTCAACAGACAGATATTAGAAGACTATAAAAAGGTCTTTGAGGATAACGCTACACTTGAAAACTTTGTTTATTACCTTATTAAAAGAGGTATCATCCCAACAGAAAGAGCAAGGAACTATGCCATAGTAAGAGATTATCAGAAATATACATTAGATGATACAGGCACAAAGACAGACTTTTGCTATGCAATGGAGAAAGATTATAAGCTTAGTGAGAGTCAAATCTATAACGTTATATCTCGTAATTTACCTATCTTTTTTCTTGAAAAGCACATAGATTACTCCTTAGACTAACATTTTTTTTAAAATAACTATATAAATGTTTTTTATTATAGTTAATAAATATTAACTTAGTAAAATATTATTATTAACTAAATATACTATTATGATAACTAAATTTAAATTGCCATTAATTTCTGAGGTTGATTTTGAATGGCAACCTGAAACAGTAAAAAGTTTAAAAATAGAAGATATTGTCCTTGTAAAACAAACAACTGTCACAGGGTGGGGTTGGTTGGCTAAAGTTATTAGAACAACTAAAACACAGATAGAGGTTGAAATTATTAATCTTTTACCAACATTAGACGTTTGCAAAATAGCAACAGTAAATCCTTTTAAAAATAGGGGTGAGGGATTTTTTGAAGATTGGGCATGGTGGAAAAAACAACACTTAGGCAGAAAAAGAAAGTTTTTTAAAGATACAGGAATAGAAGTTGGCAGTTCAAATGATTGGAAGCCTTTATCAATAGCTATTTTAAAATAATAAATTAAAAAAAAAATAAATTATATTATTATGGTACTTTATAAAACATTATTAACCCAAGCAAAATATTATTATAAACTAAACGATATTATTATGAAAGACATAGACCAAATATTAGAAAACAAATTAAACGCTCTTTTAGAAAGCATAAATTTATATGCAGCGGATTTATATTTAATGCCCGATGAAATGCAAATG